AGCCCTTAAGAAAAAGGGCGATGATATTGAAGCGCAGGCGACCTCGGAAAACCGAGACCTGACCGAATCCGAACTTTCACTTATGAACGAAATCGGAGACGCGACGGACGACCTGATGAAAACCGTAGCCACCCTGGAGCGGCGGGACAGGACGGCAAAAATCCTAGAAACCCCGGAAGGAAACTTGACCGTTCCTAAAAACACGCTGGGAACCCCGCCTGCTGAAAACAAAGAACGGTTCAGTTCTTTGGGCCAGCAGATGGCGGCAGTCATGAACGCGGGCCTCCCCGGCAAAAGGATTGATCCGCGACTATATAACGCAGCTTCAGGACTTAACGAAAGCGTGCCAAGCGAGGGCGGGTTTTTGGTTCAACAGGATTTTGCAGATCAGCTTTTGCAAGACGTCATTAAAACCGGTATCCTGGCCCCGAAATGCCGGAGGATTACGATCTCCGGAAATTCAAACGGAACCAAGATCAACGGAAATGACGAGACCTCAAGAGTCAGCAGCCGCTCTGGCGGGGTGATATCCTATTGGGAAGGCGAAGCCGATGCTTTCACCGGGAAAAAACCCAAATTCCGGCAGATTGAATTGGTGTTGAAAAAACTCACCGGCCTTTGTTATGCCACGGACGAAAACCTCCAGGACTCGGCACAGCTTGAGGGAATCATCCGGGACAGTTTTAATAACGAATTCGGATTTCAAATTGACGACGGGATCATCAACGGAACCGGCGCGGGCCAACTTCTTGGTATTCTAAACGCCGGATGCCTCGTTTCCGTTGCAAAAGAGACCGGACAGAAGGCAGACACGATCGTGGCCGAGAACGTGGAGAAAATGTGGTCGAGAATGTTTCCGGGAAGCCTGGCCAAAGCGGAATGGTTTATCAATCAAAACTGCTATCCGCAGCTTTTCCAAATGTCACACGCAGTCGGAACCGGCGGCATCCCGGTGTTTCTGCCTCCGGGCGGAATCTCTACGTCTCCGTATGGCTCCCTGTTCGGCCGGCCGGTGACTCCCATTGAACAATGTGCAACCCTCGGAGACGTGGGCGACATTATTTTTGCCGATCTTCCGGGCGGGTATATCCTGGCTGAAAAAGGCGGGATACAAAGCGCGGTTTCCATTCATGTGCGCTTTGAATATGCAGAACAGGTGTTCCGGTTCATCTTGCGGATGGATGGTCAGCCGGTACGCGCGAGCGTACTAACCCCGTACAAGGGCGGCGCAACTTCTACTCTTTCGCATTTTGTGGCTACGGCCGAAAGAGCCTAAACAGGAACGATCTATAAACAAATCCGGGAACCCGTAAAGTTCCCGGAACATCAAAAGGAGGTTTTAACATGAGCGGATTTAATTTAGCAGAACAAGGGCACCTCGCGTTTTTGGAACTCGGCGCGTTCGATCTTAACACGGCCGGTCACGCCGGAACCGTCATTAATATGGAAAATTACAGCCATATCACCTACATCATCCGGATGGAGGCGACTGTTCGGGCGGCTTCGGTTGTAACCGTGGAATCTTGCAGCGCAATGGGCGGCGGCGGGACAAATACCGCAATCGTGTTTGCGTACTACTGCACCGCGCTTGCAAGCAAAACCGCACTCGGCGATGTCCTGGGTGCAAAGGTAGCAGTTACAGTCGCGGCAACCGGGATCATTCCTGCAGCCGGTGGCGCGGACAACATCATGTTCGTGATCGATCTGGAATCAAGTCAACTGATTTCGGGCCATGTCGGTTTCAGGTTGGTGATCGCCGATCCGGGCGCTGGGGCCCTGGCGACCATTCTCTGCATCTTGAGCGGCGCGCGTTATGCCTCTCCGCAGAGTCCGACGGTCATCGCGTAAAACTTTTTAAATCATTGGGGCGGGTAAAAACCCCGCTCCAATTTTAAAGGAGGTATATAAAATGTCAAAAAATTACAATCAATCAACCATTGATGTCATCGCTGATATTCAGCTTGGCATCAGAGTTGAACGGGCTGCGGCTAACCTTGCTAATGCTTTAACTCCTATCTTTACTGTTTCAGGCGGTGCGGTTTTGATGACCGCGTTCTACGGAAAAATAACGACCGCATCCGGAGCAAATGCAACGCACTTGGAACATACTCCAACTACCGGAACGTCGATTCCTATTGCGGCTAACCTTGATATCAATCCGGCTTTGCTTGGTGACTATTTAACTATAACCGGTATCGGAAGCGATGCTATGACGTACAATGCTTCTTTGACCGGATTACCGGTTATGAATTACAAAGGCGTTATCCTTCCAATCGGAAGTTTTTGTTATCATGCCGCTGCCGCTGATGGCGCTGCGTCGTGGACCATGTTTTATATTCCGCTTGAGGATGGCTCCGCTGTTGTGGCTGCATAACAATCTATTTTAGGCGGGGCGAAAACCCCGCCTGGATTGAGGTAAGAACATGACTATAAACAAAATCAAACCCACACGCTACCGGGTTGCAAATAATTATCATTGGCTGGGCCAGCCCGCATCGGCGGTTAATGTCATTCCGGCAACCGCAGGGTTGGCGATCGCGGTCGATAGTCCTCAAATCATGCGGGTCTATGCCCAGAACTACTCCGCGGGTACGGTGAGTATGTGCCTGGCCGGGTTCTTCCCGGATAGTTCATGGACGGCAGGCCAATGGGTCGCGGTTGGTACTACTCTGACGGACGACACAACGGACGCCCAGGACGCAGGCACAAACGATTTTCCGATCAATACCACTACAATCAATGACGGCCATATAATCGGCTGTGATTATCCTTTTGGATTGATCTCGTACGACATGACGACAGCCACGGTTGGAGCAGCCCTGGAGGGGATTTTGGAATATTGGAATGGGGTGGCCTGGACTCCTCTTGCAGCGACACAAATGCTGGTCGATATTCCACGGGCAGCCGGGATTCAGTGGGCGGCCGGAGAACTGATTGTTATGTTTAATCCGCCGCTTGACTGGGCGGTTGGCGGCACCGGAACAGGTGTGAGCGCGACCAAATACAACCTTAGATATTCATCCAGCGCAGCCGGAACCACGGCAGGACTTGCCCGGCGCATTTATGTTGGAATCCCGATCACATCCTGGAAAGCCATTGCTACACTTATAGAGGCCCAAATGCGGGATTACACCCCGAACGGCTTATCGATTCCCGATGGTGTGGTCAATATCGGAATTGCCGCGAATCTTGCGGCGGGAACCGTTTCGACCGTCGTCGCTTCCGAACTTGAAATTATATTTTAATTGGTCGCAATATGAAGACCAGAAGTTCAAGACGGATTGAGGCCGATAAAAAAGAAAGACGCCGGAAACGGAAAAAGAGAAAACCTACTCGCCGAAGGATTTGTGAAGGCGAAAAGAAAAGGGCGCAATATGGATCTGTTACCACGCGAAACATATCAGAGAATGCCGACGGATAGTAAACTGGATGTATTATTCGATATGGCGACTGAAACGTATAAATGTAATTGTGCGGTCAGTGATAAGTTTTTGGCCCTTGAAAAAAAGGTCGATAAACGAAAACTATTCGACACCTCCGTGGCAGGCGGGTCCGGGCTGATAGGCGGATTTTTGGCAATCTTAGGACAAAAGATTTTTAAGTGAGAATTTAACCATGAAAGCGAATCTTATTCATCCTCCGGTTTTGGAACCGATAACTCTCGCGGAATTGCGACTGCATCTGCGGCAGGATACCGGGTCATTCGCAGATAATTTCGATTCAACCCAATCCATCGCTCCGGGTAGCCATGCAACCGGGACCGGATATGATCTTTTAGGAGCTGTAGTGGATGTGCTGGGCGTTTCGGCTTTGGTAATTTTTGAGAGCGGAACCAATGGCGCGACCGGGAAGGTAGATATCTCAATTCAGGAATCGGACGATAATGTGACCTATCTCGACTGGACTGGCGGCGCGTTCACTCAAGTCACGACTGCAAACGACAATGCGACCTATGAAAAAGCCTACACCGGGACAAAACGATATATCCGGGTTGTAGGCAAAGTGAGCCTGTTTGCCTGTGAATTCGGGGTTTCGATTATCCGGGGTGCGGCTACATCGGTGGAAGATGATCTTTTAACCGGTTTGATCCAGACTGCCCGCGAGCATGTAGAAGATATAACCCGCCGGGCGCTTTTGACC